CCATCTGAGAACCCTCTCTGAAGCCTGGCCCCGAGACAACCCCGGCGCCTGTGATGATGGATATACCAACGCGCTGCGAAGCCGTCAACACCCATGTTGGAAAAAAAAACGATGCGGCCAATATCAGCAGCTTATACGATTTCACTTGACACTGCCTGCGCAATGAAGACATCTACGCGGTCGCGTGCGCGCGGATTGAAGGGATAACCACCGTTGGCCCCGCCAGCTTCCTCCGCCGTAAGGCGCCCCCTCGCCACCAAACAGCGCGCCCTCATAGACGCCATCGTCACCGCAGCCGAGCGCGGCATCGAACTCACCCGCGAGCAAGCCGGAACCCTCGCCGGCTACGGAAAAGGCGAAAGCGCCCGCGTCCAAGCCTCCCAAACCCTCGCCCTCCCCCACGTCCGCGAAGCCCTCATCGAACGCATGCGGTCACTCGCAGCGATGGATGCGCCGGCCGCGATGGCGACCCTACGCCATATACGTCAGACAGGCTCACCTAATCAGCGGCTCACCGCAGCCGTCGAGACGCTGAAGCTGGCGGGGGTCGGTGCTGTCGAGGCTCAGCAGCCCGGCAACATCATGGTGCAAGTGGTCCTGCCGGGTGAGCTTGGCGCGCTGCTGGCGCAGCCGTGGCGCAAGCCTGGCCAAGTCATTGATCACGAAGGCGATGCAGGCAGTGAGCGCCACCTCACAGAGGCGGCGCTTGCGAGCCCGGCCGAGGATGCGCCTGCCCGCGACCCCTCCCCACCCGCCCGCAAGCGCGCGCGCCAGGCGAAGGGGGGGGGTCGAAAACCGCGGCGCAAGCGTGTCGCGCGAGGTCGCCGCACGATTTCCCCTTCTTCCGGGCCTGTCTCAGGTGGTGAGGCGTGACGATCGAGGATCGGCTGGCGGCGATTGAGCGTCGTCTGGACGCGCTGGAGCGGCGGCTTGGGCCTGTGCGCGCTGAGTTTCGCCCGACCTACCCGGCGTGGTGGCAGGGGGTGAAGGTGGTGCTGGATTGCGGCTGCGCGCCGAACATGTCGTGCGGCAATTCGGCTTGCCCGCGCGTGATGAGGGGCGTGGACTGATGCCGCGTGGTCAGCGTCCGGATCGTCCGAGTGGTGCGTCGGCGATTGAGTTGCGGATTGAGTTGGATGGGAGGGTTTTGCAGGAGTTTTTGGCGAGTAGGGCGCGGGCGAAGTTTTTGCAGGGGCCGGTGGGGAGTGGGAAGACGAGGTGTGTGATTTCGTCGCTGCAGGTGAATGCGTTGTTGGCGCAGCCGGTGGGGGCGAGGGGGTTGAGGCGCCGGCGGACGGTGGTGATCCGGAACACGTATAAGCAGTTGGTTGATACGGTTATTCCTAGCATTCGTGAGGTGATGCCGGAGAGTGATTGGGGGCCTATCAGCACGAGTGGGCGGCCGCGGTGGATGATTAAGAAGCCGGGGCTGGAGTGGGAGTGGTTGTTTTATGCGGCGGATAAAGCTGAGGATGTCGAGGATTTTAAGTCGCTGCAGGCGAGTGACATTTGGCTGAGTGAGTATCGGTATTTGCCGCGGGAGATTGTGGGGATCGCGGTGGAGCGGACGGGGCGCTATCCCGCTCATAGCGAGGAGGGGTGTGCGTGGCCGCAGGTGATGGGGGAGACGAATGCGCCGACGGAGGATCACTGGTCGTCGGTGATGAGTGGGCAGCAGCCAGTGCCGGCGGGGCTGGCGGAGGCTGACAAGCGGGCGCTGTTGTTGCCTGAGGGGTGGGAGTTTCACATCCAGCCGCCCGCTGTTCTTGAGCGGCGTGAAGGCGACAGAGTTGTTGGCTACGATGAGAACCCTGCTGCTGAGAACAGGAAGCATCTTCGTCCTGGCTACTACCGCGAGGCGCTCGCGGGGAAGACGGATGAGGAGGTGCGGACTGAGCTGCTGAACAGGCCAGGCAGGCTGAGGCGGGGCCGGCCTGTGTGGGCGTCGTTCAGGCGGGACGTGCACGTGTCGAAGGCTGAGCTTGAGCCTGCGCCTGGGGTGCCTGTTGTGGTGGGGCAGGATTTTGGAAGGACGCCTGCGACAGTGTTCGTGCAGAATGTTGCGGGTCGAGTGAGGGTGCTTGGCGAGTATTGGGCTGAGAACATGGGTGCGCGGGCGTATGCGAGGGCGCTGAAGAGCTACATGGCGACGCGCTTTCCTGCGTCGGTGTTCAGTCTCTATGGCGATCCTGCTGGCGATAACTTGGCGGAAGCGGATGACATCAGCCCGATGATGATGTTCAGGGCTGAGGGTCTGAAGATCGTGCCAGCGCCGTCGAACGACCCGACTGTGAGGGTTGGGGCTGTCGATGAGTTGCTGCGGCGGATGGAAGAGGGAGCGCCTGCGCTGATCGTCGATGGCGCGAATTGCCCTGCGTTGGTGGCGGCGATGGATGGCGGATACCAGTTCGCCCGGATGCAGGTGAGTGGGGAGAGGTATGCAGAGGTGCCGCTGAAGGATCGGCACAGCCACGTCGCTGACGCGCTGCAGTATGCGGTGCTCGCGCTGGGGTATGGGCGGGCGCTGCTGACGAGGGTCGGGCCTGAGTTCGCAGGCAGGGGCTTGGCAGCGCGGCCAATGCGGAATGCGGCGAGCTGGAGGGGGCAGGGGTGGAACAGGTTCAGCAGGCGATGAGGCTCGGGCCGCCGGTGTGGTTCTTGGCGTTCGAGGATGCGTCGAGCGTGTGGTGGCATCGGTGGCTGAAGCGCGGGTATGCCCACTGCTTCGCGTTCGGGTTTGACGGCAGGCAGTGGCTTCTGTTCGAGCCTGCGTTTGAAGGCTTGATCGTGCGAAGCGCGGCGGAGGATGAGATCGAAGGCTGGTTCGCAGCGGCGAGCCTCGGCCGGCTGCGGCTGCTGCGGATGCCTGCGGTGGGGCAGGCGGTGGTGCGGCCGCGGTGGGTGGTGACGTGCGCAGGGGCGCTGGCGGCGCTTGTTGGGATGCGCTCGACGCCTTTGACGCCGTGGGGGTTGGCTTGCAAGGCCCGCGCTCTCGGTGCGGAAGAGGTGCCGGCACATGGGTAAGACTGTCTCCCGCGCGACTGGCCTGGCGCCTAAGACGCCTGCGATGGCTGCGCCCACGCCCGCTGCGCTTGGCCCTTCCGCTGAAGAGCAGGCGGCTGAGCAGCGGGCGCGGGACGAGGCTGAGCGGACGCGCAGGCAGGAAGAGGCGATGGCTGCGCGGGAGCGGGACGCGATGGCTGCGCGGCTGCGGGGCAGGGCGGCGTTCCTGTCTGAGGCAGGCGAGGCAGGCTTCCGGCTCGGCGGTGTGTGATGGACGAGGCATCGCGGTTCAGGTCGAGGTTTCAGCGGGCGAAGTCGAAGCGCGATCTCGTGTCGCAGATGGTCGATGACGCCTATGAGTTCTGCCTGCCGCTGAGGCAGCGGACCTACACGCGCGAAGCGAAGCCTGTGATCGACAGGCTCTTCGACGGGACTGCAGTGGACAGCCTGCAGGAGTTCGCGAGCCGGATGCTCGACGACATCTGGCCCCTCGAACAGAAGCCGTTCGATCTCGTGCTTGGCGAGGCGGCGCAGGTGCAGGACGCGGACGGCGCGAAGCGGGCGCTGTCGTCGCTTGCGGATGATGTCGTCGTCGCGGTGAACAACAGCCGGTTCAGGACTGCTGCCTTCGAAGCGTTCCAGGATTTCGGGATCGGGACTGGCGTGATGCTCGTCGAGCCGGGCGACGCTGACGAGCCGATCCGGTTCAGGGCTGTCGCGCTGACTGAGTGCGTGCTCGACGCTGGGCCGTTCGGCGGGATCGAGGCTCTGTTTCGGCCGATCGAGTGTGATGTCGCGCATGTGCCTGTGCTCTATCCGCGGGCGCGGCTGCCGCAGGAGTGGCAGGAGAAGATCAAGCGCGATCCGCAGGCGAAGGTGCGGCTGCTCGAAGGCTATGAGCGGAAGCGGGTCGGCGTGCCGCCTGGCGAGGAAGTGTGGTGCTTCCGGCTGGTGAAGGACACGGACCACGGCGACGAGCTCGACTATGACGAGTGGAGCGGCGAAGGCTCGTGTCCCTTCCTCGCGTTCAGCTACTCGCGGATCGCGGGCGAGGTGATGGGCCGCGGGCCGGCGATGATGGCGTTGCCTGACGTGCGGACTGCGAACGTGCTGAAGCAGATGATCTTGGAGCACGCGGACCTGGCGCTCGGCGGGATCTGGAATGCGGATGACGACGGGGTGTTGAACCCGGACACGGCGATCATCGAGCCGGGCGCGATCATCCCCCGCGCGCCGAACAGCCGCGGCTTGGAGCCTGTGCAGATGCCGGCCGGGCCTGATTTCGGCTACGTCGAGCTGCATAACCTGCAGGCTGCG